GGCAAGTGCTGGAGCATGGGCCACAAGCCCAAACGCTTTGGCAAGCGTCCGCAATGCTGCTAAACTGCTTTTAACAGCGCATTATCCGCCACCCTACGATCTGATATTGCAGCCCAGTGCCTACATGGATGCGCTGACTCTGATTGCTAACACGGGCATAAGTCAGCTTGAGAAAATCAAAGAGATTATCCGAGGAGAAATCTTCGTTTCAGCAATATTGAAAGCATCTGACGCGGGCACAGACAGTGCAATCCTAATGAAAAGCGGAGCTGAAAACGGAGACTTATGCGTGGCGCAAGACTTCAAAACATTCTACATGCAAACGATGGACATGAACCATCACTTCAAAGCCTACGAGGCTGTCGTGCCGAGGATAAAGCGCCCAAAAGCTATCTGCGAAATCACAGGAATCACTTAAGGCGATTAGCAATGCAGAAGTTCAAAGTCAAGAAGGTCTTCGTATTCGGCTACAAAGGTAAAGACCATCATAGCGGAGATGTCGTTGAGCTTTCTGAAGAGGATGCTAAACGCTTAACTCCATGCGACTATCTTGAGCCTGTCTCAGAGCCTGAAAAACAAAGTGAGCCAGAGAAACCGAAAAAATAGCCATTTAAAGCCTAAATGCTTCATTTTCCCCTTTTCTTTTTAAACTCAAGTTTCAGAATGCCTTATTATGTTTAAATAACCAATTTTCCATTGAGTAAAGTATGTTCCTATCAGTTCAGCACAGAATTTTAGTTACTTTGCTTAAGTGTGGCCCATTGCAAAACAGCGAGATAGCTAAGCGTGTAGGTATAACGGAGCAATGGTGTAGCGAGATGGTTAACGCTTTATCCGCAAAAGGCTTGATTGAAAGCGAGTTTATACCACCACGCAGAATTAACAAGCTCACGGAGAGGGGCGTTGAAGTAGCCAGGCGCCTAAAGGAAATCAGCGAAAACATAATTAATCAAACGTGAAGGCTATACGTTTAATTTAATATTCTGGTAACCCTTCAACACGCTCAAAAAATTTTATTCCTTCCTTAAATTTTAAATATAGAAACTTCTTGCATAATTCTGAGAAAGAATGAGATTTGCAAGTCTGTGGATGCTTTCGACACCGTTCATAATCATTTTGGTTTCTCTCCTTAGGTCAAAATCAGGTAAAAGAGTAGGAATTGAGAAAGCTTTCCTTGTCGGAATTCTTTATTTAGTTTTTGGTTTAGCCCTCTCCTATACTCTAACTGGTTCCGTTCTGTAACCTAAATATTAAAACGTTTTTTAATGGTAAAAGTCCATAAACGTTAGAAATGTTATGGGGATGTGTCATATTAGAATGTTTTAAACGTGAATGGGAAACCGTATTTACAACATTTGCTATTTTGAAAAGAAAAATGTTTTATAGGTTACACAATGAATTGTATTTGAAGGGAGCTAAAGGAGAAAACGAGAGGAATCAGTGATATACTGATATACCGGCATATGCGTGATGTTAGTGAAGAAGAAAGAAACGTTGCTGATGTTGCTCTTAATATTCGCGTTAGATGCATTTGTTTTTGCGTTGTCGCCTGGTTTGATTGACTACTTCTGGTACATTCAGGGTCTCTTGGGAGGATTCGTACTTCTTTACTTAATGGCGTTTCGAGCCAGAATTCCGAGGAGTCAAATAAAATATTTCACACCCCTCGCGAGTGGGATGGTGCTGATGCTCCTAAGCTTGATTCTTATGAGAATGGATTTTATTTTAGGGTTGTTGGGAGTTTTTCTCGGCATTGTTGGAGTTGCCCTTCTGCTTTTTGGATTTTACTATCTGAGGAAAGTTAAAGTAAGCGACAAGTAAAATGAAATTTATTGGGCTAATCTTAACCAAATGTGAATGCAGGTTCTTTTCTCGGCTCTGCTTTCAAAGTTGCCATCACCGCTAAGCATATTGCCCAGAATCTGTCATCGTGGGTGCCTTCTGGATGGCTGAAAGTGTATATTTCGCTGCCGGGTGTCTGCTCCCACTGTTCAATGTTTAATTCTGCCTGCACGTCCTTGTCGAATGGTAGCTCAAATTTTCTGCGTGTCTCATTTGGCGGTGAACCTTCATCGGCTTTGCGGGGAGTCATCATCAAGTCTTTTAGCGATGTTGCCATGCCATGTTTTGTTGGCTTAGTGAAGTCTATGCCTTTCACGTTTGGAAATCCAGCCTTGTTGATTTGTTCATCCATGCCCATAGTGCCTGTGTGGTCATAATAAACTGCTTGAACAGTTTTCCATCGGTCGCATATGCTTTTGATGTAGGCCATAACCGTGACATGCGGAGTTTTAAGCGGAAACTGCATACAGTGAACAAGCCTATGCACATCGTTTTGTAGGTCGATTACGGCTACGGCTGCCGGGTCTCTTTCGCGGCCCAAATCCCAGCCTATGAAAAAGTTTCCCTTAAGATAGTCTTCAAACTTTGCAAACTCTAACTGTTCATTCTGACATTTGATTATCAGACTTGAAGACAGAAATGCTGTTTCATCGTCCACGAAGGCACATTCCATTTCACGCTTCCAACGCCAAGGGTCACCTGCATACTGCTCCCTCATGATTTCAACTTGCGCTGGTTCTAATGGTCCATTAGGTTTCAGAACGTCCTTCCATATTCGCAAATAACGTGGTGGATCATGCTCATGCTTGTTGCCGCTGAAAATCTTGAAGTTTTTATTGAAGCACATGTCAAAATAAACGCTGTCCTTGTTCCATGGCGTGCTTGCAACATTAATGTAAACGGTTCTTGTCAACGTCATGGGTAATAGGGCGCTTAGCCACAAGTCTCTGTCTTTGCGGATGAAGTTCATTTCGTCTATGCTTATTTTGCTGGGTCCGTGGCCGCGGATTGTGAAAGGCTCAGGAGTCTCGGCTAAAATCACTGACTTATTGCGGAATCGAATTATGGTTTGCAACTCTTCGTAGATCAGCTTTTCATAAACGTCTTTGTCCATTTTAGCAAGGTGGCTGTGGAGTCCGCCTTCGCCCTGAAAGTAAATCTCTTTGATCTGCTGAAACTTCGGCATGGTTATTATGATGCGTGAGTTTGGATTGAATGCGGCAAAACGTATGTCAGAGCCGCTCATCACCGTTGTTTTGCCGGCTCTTCTGCACCACCGTAAAACCTTTAGGGGTGAAGGATCTCGCAGAAACTCAGCTTGGTAAGGATAAGGAGTTATGTGCAAAACATCGGTGAAAAACTCAACCGGGTCCTTGGGAAGCGGTATTTGCTCCTGTGCCTGCAGTTTCCTCTTCAGTTTGTCCATCTTTTGCTTTTGATTTCGCTTCATTTATTAACCGCTCCAACTCGTCCAAGTCAGCGTTTATTTGTCTTTCATCAAAACCTGAAGCGACGCTGTTGATGATCTGTGCGATGTAAGCAGCTATGCGAGCCCATATCTGCCTCTGTTTAAACTTCACATTCTGGCTCTTCGCCATAGCTTGCGCCAGGTCAAAAAGCTCCTCCAAACCTTCAAGAGCTTTTCCACGAAGCCTCTGCGTGTCAACCTTAACCGTTTCTTTAAGCTTGCCTACCCGCTGTATTATCATGCTATTGCGTGAAATCTTAACCAATACGACCTACCCCCCCGTATTTTTCAACATACCCTAAGCCTTCTGCGTTAAGAATATGCCTGCAATATTGCCTATCAAAAGGGAAATGGCGCTAAAGATTTCAGGGTTCCATTTTCCCAAAACGATTAAATGCACAGCTTCCAGCGCCGTCAGACAGGCAACCATGCCCAAGCTGAAGTAAACAGCATAAAGCAGCCTTTCGCTTGGCGGAACCTCAACTTGTCTGCCTCGCTTTGTCGGAATGGTTTTCGTTAAAGCTTTGCGAATTAAATTTCTCATTTCTCATTCTCCAAAATTGTTATTCTTCGCATGATGCGTCTTGCTCTGCCGTGGATGAAGGCTTGCTGACAGACGAGCACATTTTCTGTATTCATAAGTTTTGGCAGTAGAACCCGAATGTTTTCCACGGTGCCCACAGGAATTATTGTACAGTCGATTTGTCCGTATCCCTGTGCGAAGAGCCACTGGCTGGCAACAAGCACTATGTGCTTTGCGATTTTTCCGAAGGCTCCTATGTAAACGCCATAGCTTGTAACAGGCAAGTCAATTTCTGCCCCAGCAGCTCCAGTTTCACGCATCTCCTCTACGGTTTCTATTTTGCCCTTGGAAGCGTCAAGCCAAGATACCTCCACAAAGTCGCCCAGCTGCAAATCGCCGAGTTGTTTAAGCACTTTCTTACTCATGTTCTGGCAACCACAAAAAATAAGACGTAAATGGACAGCTTTAAGCAAATCTGAATGTTTTCTTTCATTAAATTAGACTTTAATTAAATTTCTGTTTCAGATTTATTTTTTAGTTTCAATTTACGCTTTCTTCTTCTGGTA